TGAATGCTTTCATCGGTTTACCTAGTAGAGCTGCCATATTCTCACTAACAGGATCTGAAGGCTTGATATCATCTTTAGTCGGCACAAGCTTCTCAGCGTTCTTTACCCCTAACACTTCTATCATCTGTCTGTGTAACTGTGGTAAGTCGTATATCTGAGGTGACTGAGCAGCCATCTGTAGCACAGCTTGATACTGTACCACCCTCTGTGCCATAGTAGAACTGTTCGGATCGGAGACAGGGATCACATCTGCCATAGAATAGTCAATCTGCCTTGCGGTCATCTCACCTCTTTCAGGGAGATAAGAATATTCTGCAGGGGCATACTCGGACATTATCATCTTTAGGAGCTTAAACTCCTGCTTCATAGCGTAATGTACACGGGCTTGTACCGCTGCCATAGGTTTAAGAGTTCTCTCTAAAAGAGCAAGTGTTGTACCTACAGGAGCATTAGCAGACATATCCGATATGTTCATATCACTAATAGCCCCTAGTCTTCTGCCTTCAGTCGTGATTTGGTTCAATAGAGCTAAAAGAGTCTGACTAGGTTCTTTATAAGGCAACGGCATAATATTATCACGTATGCTACCCGATGGCACGTCTACATCCTTAAATTCTCCAGGTTCTATAGGGGTGTCGTCCCCCTTGATACGAAGACCACGGGCCTTTAGACCGCCAGGGAGGTTGGCAAGAGTACCAGCATCTACAAGCTGGCGTATCAAGGAGGTTCCTGCACGGGCGTAGCCACCTATAATATGTATAAGTCCTAACCCATAAAATCCAAATCCTGGCACATAAACGTAATGTACGAAATGCTGTCTCTTTAATTTTAAAGTATCTTCAGGGGCATAATTCCTACGTATGGCTAAAATAGACCCCGAACCACGTTCTATGGTAACTACGTAGGGTTTAGCGATTTCATCGTCAGAGTCATCAATCCCATCTATAACAATGTCAGCGTGTATCTCATACACAGCGTAACGGTCATCATCTGTAAGGGAATACCCACCTTCCTCGGCTTTGCGCTCTTCTATGTCGGTATGGTAGGGTTCAGGATCTCCCAAGTCTATATCACGGTAAAATCCTACTGCCTGTAACTTCTTCAGCTCGTTCTTAGTCTTACGCATCACATGAGTAACACGTTCTGCTGTTTCTATGTGTGACGCACCGTAGGGGACAATCACATCTTCAGCTGGGATAAATATAGCACACTGTCTACCTAAATTAGGATCGTAGTATACTTTCTTAAACGCAGACCCTGCTAAACCCAGATTATACAGCAATCTTTCATGTTCTGGGCGATACTCCACCATGTTCTCTGTCAACTGATAGTTCATATCAGCTTTTACACGGGTGGCTGCTGCCTCTTTTTCCTTAGTCTCCTCACCAAGTATTTTTGTTTTTACTGGTCCTGCTGAAGGAAACGTCTCACTCATAGTCTCAGCTTGGAAGCGTATAGCAGCTTCTGCTAACACGGTAGAGTACACTCCACAAGCTCCCTCCCAAGGATCCGTACGTTCCTCGTACTTAAATCCTAATACATCTAAACCTTTTACGAATATGTCAGCCCACTCTTTGCGACTGTCCATATCGGACTCTACCATACTAAGTAAATCACCCGACAACGCTGTTAACTGGTTATCCTCTAAAATATCTGCAATGTTACCATCGAAAGGGATAGTATCTGATACATCCGCATCAGGGATAATCGTCACCTCCATACTACCGTCATCGAGAGTCACCATATCTGGATTGACTATATCTATCTCTAATGCTGCGCCCTCTGCGGTATCATCCATGTCTAATCCGTTGGGGGCTTGGTATAAACCTTTTTCAATAGCCATCAGTAATATCCACCTTTTCTCTGCTTAAAGTATATAATGTCTTCGGGTTCGTCATTCGGTAATCGTATAAACCCTCCCTGCCTAAACCTCATTAAGGCCATAACAGTAGAATCCACGAGGTCATCATGACTCATAAATGGAAATCCTGCAACCTCTTCTATCAATTCTTCTGCCCAACGCGTATCAGGAACCCATACTAAACCTGACGACACGATATCAGTTACAGAGTTTAGACGCGCTAGCTTATCCCCTGAGCCTCTATGGGGGGTATACTCCTGTACAGGAATACCCATGCGTCTCATCTCCTGATATATAGCTGTACCTGCACTCTTCTTCTCCACAATGAATGAGTCTGGACTCCACCTGTCATACTCTTCTAACGACAGACTTTTTAACTCAGGGAACTCCAGACGTTTCTTTATACTATTTAGAAGTATCACATTATATGTACTATCACTCTCATTTAAGAACACTCCCCACGTTGTCAATGCCGTATAGTCAGCTCTGTTATGTGTTTCAGCAGCTGCGTCCAGTGACATGATAATATATTCACATGGGGGAGGATCTTCACTCTTCCACTTCATCCACCATTCTCTTTTAACAATAGAAGCTTCTTCTGCTGTAGGTTCCTGTTGATACTGAGCATTCCACTGAAACACGGGCATAGATGCTTTCGTTCTCAGCAGGGCTTCCATATCAAAGAACTCAGGCCACAGCGGTTTTTCTATCTCTTTCTTAGTTTTCTTGTCCTCGACCTTTAATATAGCGGGAAACTCTACAACCTCATACTGGTCAGACTTAGCGTTCTGGCTCATATCTTTGGTAACACGCCCTGTCAGGTCGTCCATATGCCAACGTGTCTGTATAATAGCTACTCTACCATTAGGCATCAGACGAGTACGCGCACCAAAAGTAAACCAGTCGTATGCCTTCTCAAAGACTTCAAAGTTACCGTTTATAACATCCTGTTCAGAATGAGGATCGTCAACAAGCAACAGATCAGCACCACGACCAGCGATAGAGGAACCGATTCCGCAAGCATAGTATTCTCCTCCTGAGTTTGTATTCCATCTTCCTGCTGATTTAGAGTCTACAGCAAGCTTTACAGTAGGAAATATAGCAGCATAGTCCTCTGTGGCAATTAAATTACGTACTTTCCTACCAAAATCTACCGCAAGATCAGTCGTGTGTGACACCATCATCACTTTTTTATTCGGATTACGCCCTAAAAACCATGCTGGAAAGAAAATAGAAACAAGCTGGGACTTACCGTGTCTAGGGGGTATGTTCACGCAAATACGGTCTTTTTTACCCTGTTCTATGTCCATTAACATGTTAGCCAGTAACCTATGATGCTTACCTACAATGTAATCAGACTGCATATGTTTACAAAAAGCGACTAAATCATCATAGGCTTTCTGGTTTTTACCACGAGTAGCCAACTCATCGACCATTCTGTCGATTTCTACCATCTCATCAGGGGTATATTGGTCTAAATTGTCCAACATAAGCTGGACTTCAGCCTCAGAAAAGTCAAAATTTGGTTCAACTGCCGTCATCTATGTCTTTTAACCCTAATTCCTCGTCTACATCTATAGATTCACCGTTAATAACAACAGCATCTTCGGTTTCTTCCTCTGGATTTACCAATTTTGCTAGTTTTGAACGTAATTTCTCTCTTAAATCGTCCGTTGACTGATGAGTTACCGTTACTTCAGACTTCTCTGCGAACAATCCTACGTCTGATATCTTTCCTAACAGCTCCAACGCCCGTATTCGCACCCTTGGATCAGGATTATCTGTTTCTAAGAGTAACTTATTAGTAACAAGATGGCGAATTTGTAATGAATTTTCTACTACAGAACGTCCAAACTCCTGTAAAATACTATTAGTTAATATAATTGAAGCGGGAGTGAGCGTGGCTATCTTCTTTTGAGTGACTGATTTAGAAGTTTTACTAGGGTTTTCTGCATAAGCCCCAGATATTTTAGATGCAATATCTTTATCTTCCTTGCCAGGACTAGTATCCAACCCATGTTCTTCTAATTCTTTAGCTGTATTTGCAGCAGCATTAGTACGCTCCTTTAAATCTAAAGAAGGTTTGACCTTATCTAAAGGTACTCCTAACTCAGGTTCAACCGTTATTGTCATTCTCGCTCGCAGGTTTTAACCGTTGGTGCGTAACCTCGTTGATTAAAAACGAATCCCTCTATTTTTAATGAGGCCACGCAAATCAATATATAACGTAAAAAATTTTTTTGTAAAGTAGTTTGGGACTCCTATGGGGGGTCTTCCTATATAGAGGGGGGTGGGGTCAAACTCAGGGAAAACGAAAATATTTGAGTAAATTAGTATATATACATACGCGTACGCACAAAAATATAAAGTGGGGCATAGGGGGTGGGTATGGTTTGCTTTTTGGTGTTTTATAATTACATATGGTAACAAGTTATGGTTATCCATACTGTACAGTAACAAGTTATGCTACATTGATTTTATCGGAAGGACAAACCGACCGAGTGTTAGGGATTTTCCCTAACATATTTTAACTTAATATAGGAGACATTATTATGTCAAAAGTAAATACAATTCTCGACCATATCGAGCCAGAGTTTGAAAAAGCATTAATTGCCGACGTTAAATATGGTAAGAAACTTATTCAAGTTTTACGTGAACTGAAAAAGAAACCGACCGATCTACTCAGCCCCAATACTAAGGACAGTGAATCTACTTGCACTCCAGAATACTATGAAAGTGTTAGGGTTGCTGTTACTAAGGGTTGGCCTGTTGCGGATCGTACCTTGTGGGAAACTCCTTCAAAGGAACTGGATCAAGTCGAAAAGAACCGTAAAAGAGAACTCGGCATGGCAATCGGTAGTAAGATTAAGGATCTTAGAAAGCAATTAAAGAAAGATCAAACTTCTCCCAAAGAGAGAGCCGAGGCAAGATCTCCAGAGCAAAGATTTTGGGATCTCGTTTATCAAGCTGGTGAGATATTGCAAAAGAATGATTTCATTGATGATGCAAATAGGTTGATGAAAATAGAACTAGCTTTTGAAAAGATCTATGAAGCTGGTGACGAATAATACTCTAACCCCTGCAGAGAAATCTGTGGGGGTTTTTTTGTGCCTAATTAAAATTCAATATTCACTTAGGGAATTCCCTAACACATTATTGATACCAGTTAGTTGTGTTGCGTGGAGCCTTTGTTAACTTGTTACCATATTGATACCAGTTAGTTGTGTTGCGCTGAGTCTTTTGTGTTAGGGAATTCCCTAATGTTCGGTTTTATATCCTTGCAAAAAAGGTAATGTTCGTTTTTTATGGTGTAATGTTCGGTAATGTTCGGTAATTTTTAAGCAAAAACGAACATTAGGTTTCGTGGTAAATGGTGGTATCCAGTGGTAGGCAATAATGTGTAGTAGTAGTAAAAAAGTATATTTATATATATATTATATAATGTTCGTTTTTTAAAAACATCTGAAGCATTTATTGAGCGACAAGGTTTTTGCTATCTTTTGTTCGTTTTTCTATCCGTCACTTTTACCCACGCCCAGACCTCCAGAATTACCGAACATTAGAACATTACTTTCTTTTCAAGGACTTACACGTTTTCAAAAACGAACATTACCGAACATTACCGAACATTACACTCTTTACCACCATATACTATCTAAACACGTCATACAGTACCCCTTGACACCACCTGATATCTATGGTATACTAAAAGTACAATTAGAAATATGTCAACAACAAGGAGAACGAATTAGTGTCAAGCGTAACCAAATATCAGTTAGGGAATTCCTTAACGTGTTATGAGTGTGGTGAGGGTATCAACCCAAAGCGTCACGCACTTGGATATAATACTTGTTTGTCGTGTGGAGAGTTACTTGCACAAGAAGTAAAGTTCTGTGTCGTACCCATGCACAAGTCAAACTATGTAGTGGTCTCTCGCAAGAGTGACTTAATCGGTATCAACAACAAACAGGAGAGATAAAGTGAAATTCAAAGGAACATACACAAATGCCCCCATGGGTGAGGGCAAAGAGAAAATTATGGGTTGGGAAGAGTTATGCCAACATTCAGAAAAAGGAGATCGTGAACGCTCGTTGATTGAGGGCAAAGCAGAGTTAGGGAAATCCCTAACCGAAAAGAAAGTAGAGTTCTTTCAACACCTAAACAATGTGATGGCTAACAAGTTAATCAAGCCAAGTATTATAATGGAGTATGTCAATCAATATAACATCAGCATGGGAGATAAATAATGATACAACCTATTAAAAACATATCAGTACCGAACCTAAGTTCTAGTGCTATTCTAATTGACTTTAGTGTCTCGCAGTGGACAGGCAGGAAGTTAGACAAACGTGCAAGTGAGGAGGTCGAGGTATCTAACTCAGCATCTCTTGGCGTTGCCAACGTACACAAACGTATCATGGGCAAGTGTCCAGAGTTGGATGCCATACACAAGTTTGTCGGTAACTTACGTAACTCACATTACTCAATGACTTTACCTTGGTCAGATCAGGGGTTGCGTATCGTGACCACCATGGGGCTAGAGAAGTACACCAAGGCCATGACCGAAAGACAACAACAGTTTGAGAAGTTAGTGGACAAGTTCATACAAGTATACGCTACCCGTATTAATGAAGCTGAGACTACTCTCGGTAACTTGTTTGTCAGTGATGATTACCCTAGCATCGAGATTATGCAGAGTAAATTCGGTTGGCGATTAAACTTCATGCCCATTCAAGAGAGTGGTGACTTCCGTGTTGATATCGGCAACTGGCAAGCAGAAATATTGAAAGAACAGTACACGAAGTACTATGACACGCAGTACACCAACGCCATGAATGACTTGTGGGACAGGTTGTACAAACCCCTAGCCAGAATGTCAGAACGGCTAGACTATCCCGAAGATGCAGACAAGGACACAAAGAAAGTGTTTACCAAGACGCTTGTGTCTAACGTCACAGAAGTACTTGACCTTCTTAAAGCTTTCAATGTCAATGATGATCGTGACATGGAGATGGCTCATAAGAAGTTAAGACACGCACTCAATGGTATAACGCCAGAAGCATTGCGTGAAGACGATCACTTACGATTGGATACAAAGCGTTCCGTTGATGAAGTGATTAAAACCTTACCGACTATCGGTATTTAACTGTTAGGGAAATCCTTAACTTAATTTAGACATAAGGAGAACTAAAAATGTCAACTGCAAAAACAATGTACGCACTCAACTTAGAGCAGTGTGTTGATCTTATCAGTGCAATCGGTCACAAGCAGACTGTGTTACTTCAAGGTGACATGGGTAACGGCAAGTCAGCCGTTGGTTACATGCTAGAAACTAAGATGCCAACACACAAGTATTTCTACTTTGACTGCACCACTAAAGACCTTGGCGATATCATGTATCCTAAGTTCAAAGATGTTGAGGGTGGTGACTGTGTTACCATGGTGACTAACGAGGAGTTGGGGTTCCACTCAAATAAACCTGTTATCATCAACCTAGACGAGTTTGGTAAAGCACTACCCCCAGTGAAGACGGCCTTGTTACGTGGTATCTACGAACGCAAGATGGGTAAGTACACACTGCCAGAGGGTAGCATCATCTTTGCCACGACCAACAAAGGTAGCGAGGGAGTTGGTGACATACTACCACCACACGCACGTAATCGTATGACAGTAGTGCCAGTGAGAAAGACAGACCACATGACATGGATTGAGTGGGGTATCAACGAGGGCGATATCGACCACGCAGTTCTTGGTTGGGTCAAGGACTTCCCACAGACGTTCCACAGTTTCGAGGATATCAAAGACCCCGAAGAGAACCCATACATCTTTCACCCACAAGCACAACGAGATGCGTTTGTTACACCACGATCACTGGAGTTAGCTTCTAATATCGTAAAGCAACGTGATGTACTAGATACTAACACGTTAACAGGTGCATTGATTGGTACGATTGGCGAACGTGGTGCGATGGACTTGGTGTCTCACGTTAGACTATCCGACCAACTACCAAGCTTGGATAGTATCAAGACAGACCCAAAGAACGCTAAAGTGCCAGACAGTGCGAGTGCAGTATGTATGGTGGTGTATCGGTCACTTGCTACAATGGAACGTGAGTGGTTGGATAACTGGATGGAGTATATGCTACGACTAGATGCAGAGGCACAAGGTCTGTTTGCCAATGGTGTCAAGTCACCCAAGTATTCCAAGCGTTCAATGGTGATGACCAACAAGAAGTTCACCGATTGGGCTAGAGTAAACAACTATATGTTTTCAGCAGATAAGAAGTAAGGAGGAGTAAATGCTTAGTATCGGACAAAAACTAACAGTCGAGCAACGGTTGTACAAAGCAGTTGTTGGTATCATGGAGAACCCCAAGTATGTGGCGTTGTCTGGTGTACTAATGATTGGTGAACGCACAGTTGTCGATGATGTACCAACGGCTTGTACTGATGGCAAGAACGAGCAGTATGGGCGAGAGTTTTGTGATAAACTCAATGACGCAGAGTTACGGTTCCTTGTGTTGCATGAGAACTATCACAAGTTATACAGACACTTGGTAACGTGGCAACATCTAGCCAAGGATAACGCACAACTAGCGAACATAGCTATGGATCACGTTATCAATCTCAAACTTGTTGCAGATAACCATGAGGATAACTTTGCCACAATGACTGGGGAGTTGACCAAGGGTTGTTATGACGTGAAGTACAAGGGTTGGGATACGGCAAGAGTATTCCACGATCTCAAGGAGAACCCACCACCACAAGATGATAGTCTAGATGGTCACGACTGGGATGGTGCTAAAGACATGACCCCCGATGAGAAAGATGCCCTTGCCAGAGAGATTGACGAGGCAATACGTCAGGGTGCTATGATCGCAGGTAAGATGGGCAGTGGTGGTGACCGTGGCCTTAACGAGTTACTGCAACCACAAGTAGATTGGAAGCAGGTGTTACGTGAGTTTATCACTGAGACTTGTGCAGGGCGAGACTACTCTAGTTGGCGTAAACCTAACAGACGGTACATCAGTATGGGTATCTATATGCCTAGTGGTGTATCGGAGAAAGTCGAGGAGCTAGTGCTTGCCATTGACACGTCAGGCAGTATCGGTGACCACGAACTATCGGTGTTCTTATCCGAAGTCAAAGGTATCGCAGAGACAGTCAAGCCTAGTGCAGTACGCATACTCTACTGGGATACAGAAGTGTGTCGGGCAGAGAAGTATGAGATGCACGAACTAGACAATCTCATTAACTCAACTAAACCAAAGGGTGGTGGTGGCACTATGGTTGAGTGTGTTCCTCAGTACATGACGGACAATAACGTGTCACCACAAGCATGTATTGTGTTAACGGACGGATACCTTGGTAGTAGTTGGGGTCAATGGACTTGCCCTGTTCTATGGTGTGTCCTTGACAACAAGAGTGCTAAACCAGACGTGGGTAAGGTTGTTCACGTCAACTCAAACTTGATGTAGGGAATTCCCTAACATGAAACCGAGTGAAGAATTTGAAAACCTAGACGATGAAACCAAAGAGTTTTTAAAGGAACTCTGTAAAGACATATTAAGGAGAAAAAAAATGTCATATAGATATCACACAGTACAAGCTAATACCTTTGCTGAAGTTGCTAAGTTATACAACACAGTAAAGCCCATGGTCAGTAAAAACCACAGTGGAAAAGATGACCTTAGACCTGTGGGTGTTCGCAGTAGAAAGTGGGAACGCATTATCAAGATCAACGACCAGAAGTATATTCTCAATGACGGTGATGTTGACCCAATACCATTTTGGCGTGGTTACAACCACAACAACGCTAGTAGATTACCAACCATGCAAGAAGTCGAGGCACTTGCACCGATAGTGTGGTCTATTGATGACGAGGGTAACGAGTTTATCAAGGTACGTAATGGCTCTGGTGAACAAGCACATCAAACACGATACGCATTTCTTCAACATACGTTACCATACGGTATGAGGCTTCTTATTGAGAATGGTAAGCAGTATATAGAAGTGAGATCAGGTGTTGTACCAAATTCAAAACTCTCTAACTACTTCCTACCAAAGAGTGAATACTTCTGGAAACAGGCAGGTTCCAAAGACGATGGTAGACAGTTGCACTTTACCAAACCCGCCAATTCTAAGTTTTGGTTACCGCAGGGTAACACGTTTACGTTTAGTCCACCGAAGAAGAGGATTGACAAGAAACGTAAGGCTGACCTCAAAGATGCTATCGAAGGTATGTGGGGTTACATCGGTGCTATGTGGACACTCGTTGACATTGGTGATGGGAGATGGGACTACCAAGCGTATGAGAAAGTTAAGGATAACTTGAAGAAACACTATAATGAATGGCTCGGTGAAGATAGTCAAGATTTGAGTCATTGGTGGGATTGGAAAGGCAGGGGTGACTTCATAGCCCATGTGTTTCAAACCGAAGATCACCCATGTCGTGTGGATCTACTTGATATGTTTGTACGTGACAGTGACTTGAGTGGTATCTCACGTAAAG